CGCGGCGTGATGCCGGTGCAGGTTGACCTGACCGGGCGACGCTTCGGCCTGCTGGTGGCGCTTGAGCCAGAACGCCCGCGCCGCACTGCGCGCATCCGCTGGCGCTGTCGCTGTGATTGCGGCGTCGATGCCGTGGTGGCGGCGAGTGACCTCAACAGCGGGCATACGCGCTCCTGCGGGCGCCATCGAGGCGCGTTGCGCGGGGAAGTCACGGACGCAGGACGGGCGCGGATCGGCGCGGGGATGCAGCGATGGTAGCGATGCCATGACCCTCATCATCATCCTTCTGGTCGTCCTGCTGCTATTCGGCGGCGGCGGATGGTACGGCTACCGGGGCGGCTACTACGGCTCGGGCGGCGTCGGCGTCATCGGCCTGGTCCTGGTCATCCTGCTGGTCCTGGTGTTGTTCGGCGGACTGGGCGGCGGCGGCTTCGGCTTCTGGCGCGGGCCGTGACCGAGGGGCTGCATGCCTGACGGCTACACGCCCGTTGCACAGCTCATCGCCGATAGCGGCGACCCTTGGTCGATCTGCGTCGATCACTACAGCCGTCAGCCGAATGCGTTTTGGCGCGAGGTGCTGGGCCGCACGCCCGATCCATGGCAGCAACAGGCCAATCGCGCGCTGGCGCACGGTCACCGCCGCATCGCGGTGCGTTCGGGTCATGGCGTCGGCAAAGGGGTGTGGTTGGCCAGCAGCATCTGCTGGTTCTGCTGCACCAGAGCGCCCTTCAAGGTCGGCGTGACCGCGCCGTCGGCGCCGCAATTGCACGACGCGCTGATGGGCGACGTGCGCGCGACGTTTAGGTTGCTGCCGCCGGCCTGGGCGGACCTGTTCGACGTGGACAGCGACCGCATCAAGCTCAAATCGTCGCCGGACGATTGCTTTGTCACCGCCCGCACCTCACGCGCCGACAATCCCGAATCGTTGCAGGGCATCCACTCGCCGAATGTCATGCTGGTGATCGATGAAGCCTCGGGCGTCAGCGATGAAACCTTCGAGGCGGCGGGCGGCTCGATGAGCACGCCGGGTGCCGTGACACTTTGTTGCGGAAACCCAACAAGGGCGACTGGGTTTTTCTGGCGCGTGCATAACCTGGAACGCGGCCGTTGGTTCACCCTGCGGGTGTCGTGCCTGGACAGCCCGCGGGTGTCGCGGGACTTCGTTGACGAAATCGCCAATCGCTACGGCGAGGATTCCAATAGCTACCGGGTCCGCGTTCTTGGCGAATTTCCACTGGCCGATGCCGACACGCTGATCCCGGCGGATCTGGTCGATGGCGCCATGCTGCGCGATATCGCGCTCGATCTGGGTGCCGCGGAAATCTGGGGCGTTGACGTGGCGCGCTTCGGCAGCGCCGAAAGCGTGCTCATCAAGCGCCGCGGCACGCGCGTCACCGACATGCCGCGGCGTTGGTCGGGGCTGGATACCATGGCGCTCGCCGGGGTCATTAAGGCGGAATACGACTCACTGCCGCACGGCGCCCGGCCAGCGTTGATCGTTATCGATGTCATCGGCATCGGCGCCGGTGTTGTCGATCGATTGGCCGAACAGGAATTACCGATTCTCGGGCTCAATGTCGGCGAGGTGCCGAGCGTCACCGGCCGCTTCGTGCGGATGCGCGATCAGCTTTGGTATCAGGTGCGTGAGTGGCTGGAATCGCGCCAGGTGACCCTGCCGCGCGATGACAAGCTGCGGCAGGATCTGACCGCGCCGCGCGCCACCTTCATGTCGGACGGCCGGCTACAGGTGGAAAGCAAGGCGCAGTTGCGCAGTCGCGGCGTCGCCTCGCCGGACAGCGGCGACGCGCTGTGCCTGACCTTCGCGCCGGCCGGCATGGCGCTGTCGCTCGGCCCGATGCTGCACGCGAAAACCCCGATCCGGCGTGTGATCGGGGGGATGGAATAATGCGTGCGCGGCATGCTAACCGGCGTACTGTTCTCCCTCGTGCTGTGGGTGCTGATCGTGCTGGTGGTGATCTGGCTGGTGGATCGATAGCGCAGGACTTGAGGCGGATCATCTATGAGGATCACGGACCGCTCGACAGGTTGGTGCCGTATTGCGCGGTGCGGCGCGCGGACAAAGCGACGCGCCAGAAGGTCGAATGGCTGATCGCCGCGATGCAGGATCAACCGTTTTGCTGGAAGCATCCGGCGCTGCGCTGCAGCGGTGAATGCCAGTATATCGCCCCGGCTGATGTCTGTCTGAATGATGAGGCGCCCGATGCCGGCTAAACGCGGTCTGTTTTCCCCGTTCGATCAGGCGCTGGATGGCGAGCCGATCTTTGAGCTGCTGGCGCGCGATCCGAGCTTCGGCAAATTCGTGCGCGCCTGGGCCGATGAACGCGAGGCGGCGATCCGCTCGGGCGACCGGCCGGAAAGCGACGCGGCGCGGGTCGAGGAAGCCCGCGCCATCGCTGCCGACGGCGAAGCCTGGCGCCGCGACAATCTCTACGAATGGCGCAAGACGCCGGGGCGGGAGGCATAACATGGAAGCGGCCGGCACCATCGTCACCGAGCAACCGCCCGAGGACACGTCATACGTGCCGTGCGACGGCACCTACATCGAAGGCTGGCGCTATCCCGATTATCGCGCGCGCGTCGGCGGCACGCTCGGCAGCGCCGGCGTCGGGCTGCTGCGGCTGCCGTTGGCGCCGGGCTATTCGGTGCGGCTGGTGGACGATCCGAACGCCGCCGATCCGCCGGCCGACGGCTTCACCGCCGACAATCCGCCACCGGCTTACGCGCTGTGGATCAATCCGGTGCCGACGTGACCGGCAGCGGCAGCGTCACCGTGGTCGCCGAAGGGCATATCGAGCCGATCACCGCGACCTGTGAGTGCATCGTGTTGTCGATCGATGAGTCGTTCATCGCGCCGGTCGCGGTCGATATGGACGCCGACGGCACGTTGCTGCTGACCGCCGACGCGGTGCCGGTCGGCGACAGCTATCATTTCCGGCTGTGGGTCTACGGCCGCTCGGGCATCACCGCGCAATCCAACGATTTTGAAGTGAAGGCCGCGTGATGGTCGGCTTGCTGACGCCGCTGCCGACCGATACGCAAGCCTCGCAAACCCTCTCGTTGCTCGGCAGTGCGCCGATGATGCCGGCGCCGGTGACGCCGAAGCCGCCGCAGATGCCGGTCGATCCGATGACCGCCGCCAACGCCTGGGCGACGGCGACGAATCAGAACGCTTACGGCACCGCCGATCCGCAAAAGTTAGGCATGCTCGGCGCCGCCGGCTTCCCGCTGTTTAATGACCCGCGCATGATTCAGGATCATCTGGCACAGCTCGCGCAAGGCACCGTCACCGAGCCCGGCGTCTCGGCGCAGGCGGCGCAAGATGAATTTTTCCGCCAGTTGCAGATGGCCAACCGCAACTATGGCGGCGGCGCAGAAGGCGCCGGCGGTGGCAGTGCCGAAGTGACCGGAGGACCGGGATGAGCGGCACCGCATTCGTTCCGCCGCTCGCGCGGCCGGCACCGCAGGGGCTGTTGTCGCCAGGTTCGCTCGATCTGCACACGCTGGCGCCGCCACCGGCGTATCGCGAGCCGCAGCAGATGATGATGGCCGGCAAACTGACCCTGAGCACCGCCTCGGCGGCGCGCGCGGCATTGCCGGATGCGTTCGACGCGCTGCCCGATGAGCTGCAGGACTATCAGGCCGGGCTGCAGCCGTTCATCGCCCCGGCCGGCGTGCCGTGGCAGCAAGAAATCATTTTTGACCGTCTGGCGGTCACCGATGCCGATGTGCAGGCATCGATGATGACGTATTTCGATGCGGCGCAAAGCTACGACGCGCGGCTGTCGGCCGACCGGATCGCCGCGTCGGCCTACTATCGCGGCGAAAAGATCGGCGGCGAGGAACCCGGACGCTCGCAACTGGTGATGACCGTGGTGCGCGACACCATCCGAGCGACCCTGCCGAGCCTGATCCGGGTGTTTACCGCGGTCGAGCATCCGGTCGAATTCATCCCCACCGTGAGCGACAACGAACAACTCGGCGAGTTGCATGCCGAACTCGCCCGGCAGGCCACGAGTTACGCGAATTGGGCGCTGTTCACCGCCAATCGAGGGTGGCTGGTGCTGCATGATGCGATCCTGAACGCGCTGACGCGCAAAGTCGGCTGGATACGCTGGCGATGGGGCGAACGGCGGGCGCAGCGCGTTGAGGATTGCGATCGTTTGCTGGCGCCGCAGCTTTCCGCGCTGCTGCAAGAGCCAGGCATCATCGCGCAACGCATCGTCAAGCGGCCGATGCTGCCGTCCGAGCAACGCGCCTTCGCCGCGACGCCCGAGGGGGCGGCGTATTTCCAGGCCGGCGGCCCGCCGGTGCTGTTCGGCGCCCGTATCACGCGCACCTCGGCGCGCAGTTGGCCGATCGTCGAAAGTGTCGATCCGGCCAGCGTGTGGATCGTCGCCGACGCCGATCAGGTGGACACCGCACGGGCGGTGTTTCACGTCAGGGACCTCCCCGCTTCGGACCTGATCGCCGCCGGACTGCCCGAGGATGAGGTGATGCGGGCGGCAACGGTGGAATCAATCTCGCCGCGGCTGCGGCGTGAGGCGGTGGCACGCGATCCGGCCAGCGGCAATGCCTGGCGGGTGGCGCAGCCGGGGCAAAACCGCGCGATGGCGCTGGTGCGCTATGTCGAAGGCTGGATCAAGCTCGACACCGACGGCGATCACGTCGCCGAGCTGATCCACACCCACGCGCTCGGCACCTCGCCCAAACTGTGCCGCTGGGATCGCACCGACGAAATCCCGCTGTCGGCGATGACGCCGTATCGCGAGCCCGGCCGGGTGATCGGCATGTCGCAGGCCGACATGGTGATGGATCTGCAGCGCACGCAAACCCGCGTCATGCGCGGCGTGCTCGATGCGCTCGGCCAGTCGCTCTATCCGCGCACCGTGGTCACCGTCGGGCAGACCTATGTCGAGGATGTCAGGCAAACCGCGATCGGCTCGATCATCCGGGTGACGCAGCAGGGCGCCGTGCAGGAGCTCGCCAAGCCGTTCGTCGGCGACAAGGCGCTGATCGTGATGCAGCAGCTCGACGCGATCCGCGAAGGCCGCACCGGCATCACGCGCACCTCGCAGGGGCTGACCGCGGAAAGCCTGCAATCCACCACGCCGCTCGCCGTGGATGCGCAAACCGGCGCCGCACAGGACCGGCTGGACATGATCGCGCGGACGCTCGCGGAAACCGGTCTGGCGCCGCTCTATCTCGGGCTGCTGCGGCTGATGGCGAAGCACCAGGACCGGCCGAACGTGCTGTCGATCCGCGGCAAATGGGTGCCGGTCGATCCGCGCGCGCTGTCGGCGCAGTGGGACGTGCAAGTGAACATCGGCGGCAAGGGCACGCCGGCCGAACGGCTGTCGATGCTGGCGGCGATCGCTGCCAAGCAAGAGCAGATCCTGGCGCCGGCGATTGCCCAAGGCATGCTGGATACGCCGATCGTCGGGCTGCCGAATTATCGCGCGACCTTGGCGCGGATGGCGGAAACCGCGGGGATTTCCGACGTGGTGACGTATTTCAAGGAGCTGCCGCCGAACTGGCAGCCGCCACCGCCGCCGCCGCCGCAACCGAGCACCGATCAGGTGCTGGCCCAGGTCGAGCAGAACAAGTTGCAGGCGTCGATCGTGGACGATCAGCGCCAGGCGCAGACCGATCGGTTGAAATTGGCGTTTGAGGACGATCGCAGCCGCGCCGAGGCGGCGGTCACCGCTTGGGTGAACGCCTACGCCACCGCGGCGGTCAATCAGACGCCGCTGCCTGACATTGCTGAATTCAAGGCGGCACTCCGCAGCCAGATCCCGCTGCAGGCGTTGTTCGTGCCGCCACCAGCCGAGACTACCGCACCGCCGCCGCCGATGGCTGCACCTCCGCCGCCGGCGCTCGGCGTACCGTCCGGGGGCGTACCCGGGCGGGCTATCCCCGCCGCGCGGCCGCCTGGCGTTCCGGTAACCGCGCCAGTGCCGCCGGTGGGGGGTGGTGCCGGCCCGGCCGGTGCTGCCGGGCCGCGCCCGCCGCCGGATGCGGCGAGCATCCTGGCGATGCGCCGGGCACTGACCCAAGGCGGCAGCAACCTCGCCGGGGCGACGCTGGCCAATCGCGCCATGCTCCCGCCGGCGGGGCCGATGCCGTCGGGCCGCTAAAAATGGCGCTGCAGATCAACACCGAGAACGCCCGCGAGGCGGCCGCCGCGGCGCAGCGGCTGCTGAACTATCCGTTTCTGCGTGAGGCGCTCGACGAACAGGTGATGCGGCACAACGATGCCGCGTTGCGCGGGCTGACGCTGGAAGCGCGCGAATATGCCCGGCTGCGGGTGCTGGCGGTGCTCGATCTGCGCGCCGACCTCGCCGCAACGGTGGAAAATTGGCAGAGCGCGGCGACCGTGCTGCAGCAGAGCCAGGCGCATGAATAGCAAGGATAGGCGATGAGCGAGTCCAGCGGCGCCGGTGGGTCAGGCGGGTCAGGTGGGGCGCCGGCTGCGGCACCGGGCAGCACGCCCGCGGTCACACCACCGACGCCGGCGCCGCTCGGTCAATCGCCGCGGTTGCGCGGTGGGATTTCTGAGCGCGACGCGATCGGCGCGCATCTGCAATTACGCCGCACGCGCAAGGCAGCGCCGGGCAATGGCGCGGATGCCGCCGCGCCACGTCAGGCCGCGCCGGTCAACGCGCCACCGGCGATGCGCACGCCGTCCGATCCGGCGCCGCCGGCCAGCAACGGCCACGCCGCACCGCCAAATGGCGCCGCCGCGGCGAATGCCGCCGGTGACGACCCGATTGACAAGCTGATCGCCACGATGCGTGCCCCGCGCCCGGCCGAGGGGACGCCAGCGGGGCAAAATCAACCCGCCCCAGCGGCGAGTGGCGAGGCGACACCGCAAGCTGGGCCGATTCGGCTGACGATCGACGGGCGCAGCGCGGATTTCACGCCAGAGCAGCTTACCAACGCCGTGCGGATGGCGAGCGACTACACGAAAAAGGCGCAACAGCTCGCCGCGGTCGCCAAACAGGTGAATGACCGCCAAGCGGCGATCGAACAGATGATGCCGGTGCTGGTGCCAGAGATTCAGCGGCAGATCGCGGCACTCGATCAGCAAATGCAGGCCGAACCCGACTGGCAGAAGCTGGCGGCGACCGATCCGGCGGAATATCAGCGGCAAGACGCTGCCTGGAAGGCCGCGCAGGCCGAGCGCGCCCGGCTGGCGCAATTGCAGGGCATGCAGGCGCAGGAAACCCGCCAGCAGCAACAGCAGCACCTCGCCGAAGGCCACAAGATGCTGGTGAAGGAAATCCCCGGCTGGGAGAACGCCGCGACGCGGGCGCATTTCCAGGAACGCATGCGCGCCTGGGCGCTTGGTCAGGGATTCACCGCCGCGGAAATGGATAACGTCACCGAAGCGAAGCATGTCGTGGCGCTATGGAAGGCGATGGCGTTCGACCGGCTGCTGCAGACCAGTGGCGACGCGCCGCGGGTGCCGAATGTGTCAGGCAACGGCAGGGCACCGCAGCCGCCGCAGCACGGCGACGTGGCGCGCACCTTCCAGCAACGCCCGACGCAGCAGAATGCGGTGGCGGCCTACGCCGCGATCCGCGCGGCGCGCAAAGCGCACAATTGACGCGACTCTGTTTTCGGCTTCTGGATGACTGATCGGCGGGAAATGGCAGTCGCTTCGGCGACCAAGCAACGCCCGCTGATAGTCGCCGGGGGCAGTCCAACGGACCAAGCAACGGCGCGGCCGTGCCGTCGCTGATCGGACCCGACTCCCCGCGTCGTCATGCGGACCGCGCAGTGCTTGCACCAAGCGCGGCAGCGCCACGACCCGGCGTCGCGCCATCGCGAATTCCCCATTGACCTCAAACCGCGCGCGCGCCCGTTGGGCGGCGCGCCCCGCGATGGAGTGGCGATATGGCTTTGCCCGTGATGTCGGCGGCGCCGGCGAATACCTACATGGAAACGACCGCGCCGAACGTGATGGAGGATCTCGCCTCCGTTATTTACGAAATCGATCCGATCGAGACTCCGATGGTGTCATTATGCCCGCGTGTCGGCGCGGATCAGGTCACCACCGAATGGCTGGTGCAGGAACTCTATCCCGCGGCCAACGTGCCGCAGCCCGAAGGCTTTACCGCGGCAATGTCACCGGCCAAACAGCCGTTACGCTTAAACAACGTTTGTCAAATCCTAGCGCGCACGGTCGCGGTGTCGGACACGTTGCGTGTGGTCGAACAGGTCGGCGAGGAGGAATTCTCCCGCCAGATCGTGCTGCGCGGCCGCGAACTAAAGCGCGACCTAGAACTCGCGCTGACCGGCGAGTCGATCAAGACCATCGCCGATCCGCGCGCCATGGCGGGCTTCCAGACCTGGTGCAGCAATGGCAGCGTCGGCGCCGGCACCGGGGCTTT